GATTTTTGAAATATCCATCTCTAATTGCGTTTTTATTTGCTGGATTGTTTTGTTGTGGTACTCTTCCAAAACTATCGTTCATAACCTTTTCATATGCACCACCTACACTAACAGGATCGGTATTACTATTATTAGCATTTATTAAGTTGTTAATATCACCTAAAAATAACACACTATCAATAATTGAACATCCAACATCAACAGGTACTACTCCTTTAAATTTATTTGCAGATAGTCTTTGTATTTCTTCAAGTTCTTCGTCTGTTATAGTTGCAAAGCTATCTTCCTCAACAATTTTATTAATTAAATTTCTAATTTTTTCTTCTTCTACTATTGCATTTAATGGTTTCTTTGTTGAGTTAGAAATAGTTCCATACATTGCTTCCATGACTTGTGATGTGAATTCTTTTTCATCTACAACTGTTATATTATCAATATATGCATTAACAAAAGAAGCAATAGTGTCGCTTGGATTAACTGGTTTAATAACCATGTTATCAGTGAGATCACTGTAATTCAATTTAATATTTCCAAAAACAACATCAGTATTTGGATTGGCAATTGCATTATATGCTTTTTGATCAAAAGAGTTAACATTGTTTTGATATAAAAGTGATCCTTCTGATGAAGACGGATCAGTTTTTAATTTACTAAAAAGATCAATTTTTTTTGTTGGTACTTGGTATCCAGCACTATTAAATCCACTTGGGAGTTGTTTATCTGAGTTGAATGTAACTGATTGTTTTTTTAATGTAGATTTAAGATCAGGTTCAACTTTTCTAATAAAATTAGTCATAACTTGACCAGTTGTTCTTTGAAGTGCTTCACTTCCAATACATGCTGTTAATAAATCCAGCATGAATGGAATTGGTTCATTTTTAGTATTGACTGACGGAAAAGTAAAATTTTGATCAGGTAGTTCTGCCGTTTTACCGATTGAACCTAATACACTGATCTCGTTAATTATTGACTTTTTATCATTAACAATACTGTTCATTTTTAAATATCGATTTCACCTCTTTCTTTAGCTTCTTCAATCATCTTTCTTAATGATGCTTTAGCTTCTTCACTTAAATCACCTTCACCATTTGCAGTTGTTGATTTTTTAGAATCATCACTATTCTTTTTATCTGTTTTCACAAATACAATATCATTAAGAACCTTAATCAAATTAATTTTTTGATCTTGATTTCTAGCTAATGCATTGATTAAGTTAACAATTTCTTTACCAGTTGCAGCAATTTCACCTTGTTCTTTTACTTTAGAATTCCAGTTATTAAATAATGCAACAATTGTTGATCTAATTTGGTGTGAGTCGTTATAAACCTCCTGAATCAAGTTTTTAAGGCTATCTTCATTAAGTTCAACAGTTTTTCTCTTAATTCTTGCCATAGTATAGTTTTTCTATAAATAGTATACTATTGATTTTAATTTTCGTTGAAAAATAATGATTTTTCAAGGAAATAGAGTTCACGATATTGTTTCATTGATGATCTAATCTCTTTTGTCGAGAGATTAGTTTGTTCCTTCAAGTATAATAGAATCTTATTTTTAGTAAAATTATTAGACACTTTACGACCATATTTACCAAAATTACTATCTTCTAGAAATAAAATATTCCAGTTAGACATAACATTAATAATTGCTTCACCAACAATAATTTCATTTTTCTTGAGTGATTTATCTGTATCAATTTTAACACGTAGACTATTGTTAATTTGTTCAATTAGTTCTTGTAATTCAATATTCACATTATAGTCCATCTCATAAGAATATTCCTCTTTTCTCTCAATTTCTTCATGGAAATCTTCAAAAGCTAAATTTTGTACTTTTTCATTATAACTTCTTTTTCCGTGATCTTTAAAAAAATTACGAACAATTGTTTGACAATAACTAAATGCTTTAGCTTTATTACCCAATTTAGTTATACGTTCAGGTTTAAATTTAACCATTTGTTCAACTAAATGCGAAATAGCATACATCTCCAAATCCTCAGCTTCGTAATTACCTATATGTATTGGATAACGTCTTAGTATTGATTCCACCATTCTTCTAAAAGGTTTTTCAAGTGTATCAACATATATTCTATTTCTTTCGTCATATGACTTAGAATTAATATACTTTACTACTGCTTCTTCTTCCCTTTCTCCAAAATAATGTTTACTCGTACTTGCATCATCACTCTTCTTTTTTCTTGGCATATCATAATTGATAGTTCTTAAAATTATTCAGGAGATATTACTTCCTCCAATACTTTAGTAGTATCAATTTCTCTGTCATTAAAAAAGTGTGATTCTTTGTTAGCTGTTTCAAACCAAAATCTTCTTTCTTCTTGGCTTAATTCAGCAGCATATCCCATGAATAAACTACCATCACGATTGATAATATGTTTATATCCAAATTTTGGTATTGTGTAGATTTTATTTCCATTGTTTAAAAATCTTAATATATACTCATACGTAAACGATAGTATAATATTTGATTTCAAACCACCAACTGCTATGTAATCGCTTTTCTTAATAACTGAACCACCCAAAGTATAGAATGAAAATTCATTCAATGATTTTGAATTCAAATAACCAAGTACACCATTCTCACCAACATAACCATTTGACCAAATATTTTGATTTACTAACTGTAGTGGTTGACCAGTTTTATCGTCAACGTCAATAGTTATTGGTAGAAACATTCCAACATCAGATAAATGTTCAATATGCTTATCAGCGTTTCTAAAATAGATTATACTATATTCATCATCATATTCTAATATTGAAAAATATTCAGTTTTAATATTTTTTACACCAAAATTAATCTGACCGCAGAAATCAGTTTTACTTTCATTCTTAATTGTTGTAATTCGATCACGACCAGATTCGATTGATTTAAAAAAATTTAAAATTCCACCCTCTTCGGCTCTATGCGTGTATACTATCAATAATTCTGGTTTTGAATCAACTTGTTTCAATACTGATTCAATTGAAGATTTTAAATATTTCTCAACTGTTTCATTAAATTCATGTATTGGAAGTATTACTGTTATCTTACTCATTTTTTTTTGTTTAAATTTTTAATATTATTCTTTATTATCCATTACAGTAATTACGTCTGGTTTTGCTGTAACAGCATCAATAGCTTCTAACTTAGGTTCTAATGCAACCAATGCCTTTTCTAAAGTCTTTGCTCTATCGTTGAAGTATTCTTCGTAAATTTCTATTAACTGCTGTGTAGCAATTTCAGGACTGTATTTTGCAACAACACCTTTCATTGTGTTGTACACATCTTCACTAATTTCATCATCAAGGAATTTTCTAAGTGTATCTGCAATTAATGCAGGTAATTGGAAGAAATCATCAGTCCATACACCAGCATTTTCAACTGCCTTACCATCTTCTACAATATATTCAGGTGTAACATCAGGAATATATGAAATTGGAATAGTACCCACCTTCATGCACTCTAAAGGAAATAATGCGTGGCTAGAAATTCTATCAATCCACAATGCAGCAAAGTTTTTACCTAATTTCTCTGCAAAATCTTTTCTTTTAAGATGTTTAGGTGGTTTTGAAGTTGTTAACATTGGTTCAAAGTTTAACCATCTGTATTGTGGATATTTACTTAAAAACAACTTAACAATTTTATCTAATTCTCTTTCATTTCTAACAATAATAGATATAACTGGTTTTTTTAGTGAAAATTGATCTTTAAAATAATCAGGAACTGAAACATTGTATGTTTTAATATTAAACTTCCCCTTACCATAAAACTCTTCAACAAATCTTTCCATTGTTTTACTGGTTGTTAATACGTTGGTCATACCAAACATAGTCCAGTCATATCCCGGGAGTAATGCTTTCGTTGCATTATCGATTGATTGAAATAATATTACTCTCATACATGGAAGATTTTTAGTTTGTTCCATTACGTTTGTAAATATTTCAGGTATTACCAATAAATCTTCTGGTGATACTGTTAGTCTATTAGATTCCATTGAAACATGAATTAAGTCAGTTAATTCTGATTCAATAAAATCAGGTTTTTCAAACTTATTAGTCTCGGTTAATATAAAAACATTATATTCATTATTTTTCAATACCGTTGCATGAAAATATATTTCATAAATTGATGCAGCAGGTACTCCTTGTACGTCTGGTACAAAAAACATTATTTTATTCTTCTTTGCATTTAAATTTGCAAGTGATAATTTAATTTTATCGACATTACTTAATTCGATTTGTTCTATTTGTTCGCTCATTGTTTTAAATTAATCCTTTAGTATTATTTTTTACAAACTCCAAAAAACCATTTAGATTTTCTGGTGTTATTTCTTCGTTTAATGTTGAGACACCAAATGCACTATAATCTGATAGTGTTTCTATATTATAAAATCTTTCCATTTTGACAACAATTTTATCTTTCGGTTTGTCAACCATAATTGTAGGGTCTGTTGTTAATACCCAATTAACTTGATCCCAAAGTTCTTGATTATCATATACAA